TTTCCGGCATTAATCGCAGAATTGGTGATATTTGCGAGGGCTGTTACTGCCATGACCTCAAGAGTCGAAAACTGCATACGAACTGATTCTACAGCCCTGTTAAGTCCTGACATACTGTCATAACTTCCGGTCAAATTCAAACTTTGTTTAAGTTTATCAAGAGTTGACATTGTGGCTTTGACATTTGACTCAAATTGTTTATTGTCAAACTGCATCTCAACAACTCTTGAATCGATTGTCCTGCTCATAGCTTAGTAACCTCCCTCCATGCTTCATTTACGATTTTGTCAAAAATAGGCTGGATAGCAGGATTGATGTAGTCTCGCCCCTGTACCCAGCCGCCGTTTCGAGTTCCATGACCATACTGTAGAATAATGGCAATTGGAACTCCATTTTGAATATTTGAGTTATAAAAAGTAATCTTTACTGATCCTTGTTTGTTAGTTATCTCATAACGCCACGAATCAGCTGTGAGACCGGAATCGACAGGTGTTGCAGACGCAAGGGCGGCTACTCCCTCCCGACCATACTTGTCGAGATCTCCGAGACGTACAACCTCTTTGGCTTTTTCCAAGAAACGTGTCAGTTTAGAGAAATCACCCTTTTGTCTAAACTTTATCATACAAAATTCTCCTTTTATAGAAGTTAAGTTGTACCACTGTTTGACGTTGAGACACTTGTATTCTTTGAAATGATATCAACAATAGTCCCTATAGCATCTGATACTGTTTTCAGTTCTTCATCGCTATCTTCAAAAGCAATCTTAATAGCAGCAACGAGTTCCTCCACAGAAATCTTTCCGTCACTATTAGAGTCCGCATATACAATCCTCAGCTTGAATTTCTGGTAGATGTAGATAGAGGCAGGGATTATCGCGATGATTGCGCTAGCAATGCTCGAAGCGGTATTGTTGCTCCCATAAATCAGATTGACTGCCGCGAGAGCAAATGCGCCAATAACAGTCCATAGTGTCGCGCTCGTTTTAAATTTTGTAATAATAGTATTCATTATTATCCCCCGTTCTAAATTGCGGGGTTATTATAGTTGCCCCCGCTATCCTGCTTGAAACCAGCAGCCTTTGCTGATTCAAAAGTTATTCCACCCTCTTTGTGATCCGACTTCGCAAGGTTGAGATACCCAGTAAGACCGGCTCCGATGATTACCTCGGCCAGACCGACGGAAGCCGTAAGCCACGCTGCCGTAGAAGTATACTCGTTTCTAATGCAGTAATACATCAGGACGAGAGTCTCCTGTGCGATGATAAATCCAGCAAGCACGACCAGAAGTGTCATTACCTTGCTCCATTCGCGCTTTTTCTTCACAGGCGCGGCGGTTTCATGCTTGCCCCGTTCCATTATACTTTACCCATGAGCTGAGCGAAGCGGTAAAGCACCGTTACAAACTGCTCGCGAGTCAGAAGATCCTCCCACATATAGTTCGGATTTCCGTCCTTTCCGATTCCGCCTCCCGCAATCAAACCGTTTTCAATAGCCCAAGTTCTAGCCTCTTTGCTATATGTGTTACTGTCGTTGTCCTTTAACTCTTTCCGCATTTCCAACCAGAGCTCCTTAAATTTTTCAACATCCATGTCATCATCCTCCGTATTTATTTCAGTATTAAGCCGCTTGTTGACCTCATCTGCGATTTCCCCATGCCGGTTGTATAACCAGTCGCCAGGGCATGATTTGGATGCAAACCACCTGTGTACTGTCATATTCTGTTTATCAATCTGTCCAATTAAATTCTTATCAGCTTTCCACAACAATGCTTTAATGTTGTTTCTCTTACAGATATCCACCAAAAGATCAATCAGTGATGCGTATGCCTTATCAGATACCGGCCACGGATCAGCGGCTACAGTATTGGCCACTTCAATGGTAATCGCCCTGTTATCATTAGATGAAGATGAGGTACACCATGATCGATTGGCTTCGTCAACATACAATGCAATACGTCCATCGCTTCCAATCCCATAATTACTGCTTGCTTTAAGATTTGGGTTGGCGAAAAGATCACCGCATTCCTCAACACTAAGATTTCCAGCCATACAATGAATAGAAATGGTATCGATAATGTGATTACGCTTTCCAGAATTATTCGGTGATAATTTTGTATATGTTACTAGCGAACTATTACTCATTTGTTTATCTCCTTCTTTGCGTATTTTATCCTTTTGTATTTAACTGTTTTCTACGAGCCGCGTTCAAAGCAGCGTTGCGACTCATTATATCTTTCTTACTTCTCTTCTTAGGTGGCTGATTCTTAATATTACAAACTTTAATCAAAGTAAGAAGACGATTAAGATGCCACTTCTGACACTCAAATGGAATATTAAACGCAATCATCCAATAATAAATAAGCTCAGCTGTAACTTGTTCTCTACTTGTTTTACTGGTTTTTTCATCCGAAAAATAAGTTGCTGTCATCGGGGCTCCTATATACTCGTTAATCTCCTTAATGTTTTCGTTAGTTAGGTAGTTATAGACTTCTGGATCAACGTTCTGCGTAAGGGTCATACATTTTATATAATCCAAAGTTTCTTCAAAAGTTTTTTCTTGTTTTGTCAAAAATGGTTTACACCATTTAGATTCCCATTTTGAAATAGAGACGAGGGAATGCTCCAAAGACAGCGTCTGCTCTTTTGTATAGATAAATTCTTGTTTTGCTTCGTCCCATTGCTCAACAGCTGGTATTGTAATTCGAAGCATTCCTCAATCCTCCTTAACTTTTTATTGATGCGTAACCGGAGCTGGTGTTGACTGAGTAGTCATTACTGGAATAATACCGTTCACAAACTTAGCTGCTGCATCCGCATCGGTAGCTAGTTCCATAAATAATTGAGAAAAGGCCTCGGTTTGAGAAAAAGCTGTAGAAAGTTCTTCGGATTTGATAAACCTCTTTCCATCCGGAGATTTTTCACCGTAAGCTTTAAGAATGATCTCTTTGAAAGTCTTAATGATTTTTTCGCTATCCTGTTCAGCAATAATCCTATTGAGCATTTGGGTCATACCACCAGAAATACCCATCTCCATTTCCAAGACCTCTGCCTTAGAAAGATTGAAATAGAAATCCTCAGTCCTTTTATTTCCGTCATAGTCCTCGTAAGTAATGGTTTTTTTCAACATAATAAATTTTCTCCTTTCGATAAATAGAAATAGGGGGGGCCGCCAGCTATTGAGGACTCCCCCCATTCTAATAAGGTTGTTTAACCTGCGACAGTTGTGAAATTCTTAACTACCGGTGCAAGAGACTGGCCGTAGATGTCGACTACACCGCCGACTGTGACCAGATAAACGGTGCTGCCGGTGAAGTCATCCGTCGGGTTGAAGGTAAGAACTTTTCCGGCGGCATCCCATATCTTAGCGCCTGGGACGATTGTGCCGTCAGCTTCCGTGACAATAATGGCTTCGCGCAGAATCTTGTTATTAAACGTAAGCACTATGTTGGAGTCAAGAGCAACGTCTTCTTCATCGTCATCTGGAGAAAATGAAGACAACGCCAACGCATCTGGAGCAGACGCCTCTAACAGAACAGCAATTTCGTCAGGCAAAGGAAGCCTGGCCTCAGTTTCAGTGTCTCCATACAGAATGGCTTCTAGAGCAGCCAACTTAGTTTCATCGACCTTAGTAGAGTCGATCGTAATAGAAGCAGTTGGTTTAAATCCTGTTACAGAAACAGGAGTTGTAGTAATTTCCCAAGAGAAAGTGATAGCTTCTGGGCTATCGTTAATAGTGGAATAACCCTTTTCCGAAGGGGCAGCCAAAGCACCATAAATAAGATGTAGTTTGTATCCGTAGTCGGTACCATCAACATCATTACCAAGTGCGGTCTTATAAGAGAGACCAAAGACCTTGCGGTTCTGCTGTCCGATCATGACGCCAGGAGCGATTTCGGCAGAACCATCACACTGAGCAAATTCATCAGGATAGGTATAAGCTTCGATAGTGGCACCGAACTCCTCGGCAGACATAAGATTAAGATACTTGATATTATCAGCATAAAGCGGCGTTACTTCAGCACCAGAAGGACTCTCGGTAACGGATATAAGACCATTCCAGGCAACACCATCAGAATATGTGCCGTCTTCTCCACGAAGATAGAGAACGCCCTGATTTACACCGGTTTCGTAAAAACGTTCACCGGTCTTGTCCCAAACAAGTTTAGACATATTTGTATCCTCCTTTTTAAAATTGTAGAATAAAAACGTCATGGTTGAGGTTATCCGATTCGAAATGTCGATTAAAACGACAGGAAGGTAAAGACGCAACTTTACCAACAATAGGACTATCAGGATCCTCATCGATGACGGTTACAGAATATTTTCTTTGAGATAAATAAACCCCGTCATTTGCAAACGTGTTCTCGATATCTTCTAGACCGTAAACAATGGCGGGGTATTTCATTTTTACTGACTCAGGGGGTTGAAAATACACATTTCGACTTCCGAGTAATTCCTCTAGCAAAGTCTGTAGTTTAAGTCTACTGGGCATTGTATACACCCCCTATAGTCAATATTAGTCTCGGGTACTGAACTTCAACATTTGTAATCTTCCATTTAGCACCCATAAACTCAACGTAGCGCATCGAATGAAAATTCTGATTGGCAAACGGATCGGCTACAATGCTGATCTCATTTGCAACATTGATGTTGTCGTTGAGTTGGTCGGTGGTCTGAAGTCTACGAGTATTTCGGACAAGTTCACCGTAATACATTTTCTCGGTAATCTGCTCCTTCCACACTCCTGGTTTTGTTTCCACCGTTTCAGCGTAGCCGATTACTCCGTAAAATTTAGCCATTTTGAATTCTCTCCTTTGTTAACCCTGCGCTTCCTCAGTTGTAAGTTCTAAAGCGATAGCAGAGTAAGGCTTAATCAAAGCACCAGAGCAGCGAGTCTCAATAAGATACTTTTGAGCATTGTAGTCGATATCGAAATCGTCGAACATGTTAACGGCTCCACCTTTATCAGCCCCGATATTGTAATCAGTCAAGTTGACGATAATACCCATAAGGCTATATGTAGTGCCATTGTCGTCTCTGCTGAGATTTTCCATTACTGGAACAGTTACGATTTCCTTAACGCGAAGAGCAGTAGCAAGCTTCGAAACAGAATCGTAGATAACTCGACCAGTGGTGTCTTCCATAAGCAGACAATCGGTAAGAACATCCTCAGTGGTATACAAGGTTGGCTCGCCGGAACCCTTGTAATTCTTACGGGATTTAATGGCTGCGCGGATAAAAGCCTTAGCCTTCTCGTCAGCTGTGGCATTAGCAGCAACAGTTACAGGAGCTTTGATAGTATACAGATCATCATCCTTCCAAATAGGACGAATGTTCTGCTCGTTGATCTTATCATCAGAAGAGCTAAGACGACCGTCCCCAACAAGAACAGCTCTGGCAATTTCCTCATCAAGCATCATACGCATTTCGGATTTGAGCCAAGCTACAACATCGAAATCCACGATATCCACAACGTCATCACGGTCCAGCTTCTGCTTCTTATAGATAGTAGTCGGAGTGGTCGTACGCTTCAGCAGAGTGAATACTTCATCCTTCTTCAGATTACCCTTGATGTAACCTTTAGCTCTGGCATCATCCTCTGTAATATCGGCCAGAACAGATTTAATACGGGAGAAGGGAGTGTGATGGACGGAGTTCATAACCTTCTGAACCCATCCCATATCTCTCTGAATGAACTGAGGGATATCTGTAACATTCTTTGCATCAGGGAACAGATAATCAATCTGCTCGATACCGTGTGCGAGAACACTATCTTTAAGACTTCCATAACGTTTAGCGTCGGCGAAGATGGCTTCCAGGTCGGAATGACTAAGAACATCCTTCTTAGCATCTTCCTTATCAAACACATTGTGCTTCATAGTTTTATTTCCTCCTTTAGAATCGTTATTATCGTTGTTATTTTCAGACTCTTCTTTTTCTTCAAGAGCCTGTCCGATCATTGCATAAACTACCGTTTTCTGTTTTTCGGTAAGAGTGTTGAAGACGTCGGCAACGGTTTCCTCGTCTTCAGATTTTTCATCAACTGGTTCATCTTTCTTTTCATCGGCATGAAATAGAGAAATGTTTTCACCAGTATATATAATAGCTTCATCATCAGACTCTTCACCATGTCTCATGACAGAATCAATAAATGCCCCGGGATTTGCTCCTGCCAAAACAAGACTAACCTCACGAATAGCTCCATGTATAACATTGGAACCCTGCTGTTTCAATTGATTTGCGTAAATGGAAAGTGCGGATACATCCCCATGTTCAACTAGAAGCTTTGCATTTTTACCTGATTCTGTTTCATTGAACGTACAATACGCATAGACACCCTCATCGCGGTTCTCAAGCAGAGCGTGCCCAAGAACATTTAGCGGGTCATTGTGCTGGTGATTCCATACAAGAGGAACAGTCTGCCCGTCATTATGCTTAAATGCGTCTTTCATGATGGTTCTTCCATCAGAGCATCTAAGATTATTACGGGTAGCCCAGCCGCTAAAATCATATGTCTTCATTTTGATTTTTCCTCCTTTTCTTATTAGTCAGACCATTCGAACGTCCATTGTGTTACAGACTCAGTTGAGAATTTATAACCTTCATCTGGAGTAGCTGTAACTATTACTTCTACATCTTTCGTTATAGGTTCTTGTGGACCGGCTACTAATGCGGTGTCTCCTATTTTATAAATTACTCCTTCTACATCCGGTATAGTTATCACTCCGGTTGTATCATTAAATGTCGGAGCAACGGTCGTTACTTCTATGTCTGTCCATTCGAACGTCCATTCTACTATGGAATCCTTATCAAGTTTATAACCCTGATCCGCTACAACGGTAACAACAACTTCCGTGTCTTTAGCTATTGGATCTTGTGGACCGGATTGCACAACTAGATCGCCTATTTTATAAATGCATCCGGTTTCCGAAGGAATTGTTATAACTCCGGTAGAATCGTTAAAAGTAGGCGCAGCAGGTGTTACTTCTATG